GCTATATCACGTCGTCTGGATATTGTGAGGGCTGCTCACGACCCATCCTGTACAGTAAGCTAAATAGCCAGGTCTCTAATTCCCAACGCAGTTACGATCACTTTGCGTGATTATAGTTCGTAAATCGTAAAGATCGAATGGGAAAGTTTATTTTGTGCGGAGAAGGCCTCCGCTACCCCTAGTTTTTATTTTGCGTCCTCCCTGGCCTGGACGGTGCTCCCCTTAAGGGGAGCTGTTTGGGTTCACAACCTTTCTCTTTGTCGGTTTGAACACTAAAATTTCGGCATTCATTTTCCTCTGGAACCTCTGAAGCCTACTCTCCATAACACCATTAGCCTCACAGAACTCTGGAAATAGAGTTTGCACAGCATGTTGGTAATCAGGAGCATAAATATCCCATGTACTGTCATCATGTAAGCTCAACTCATCAAAGAATTCATTTATATTCGAATATGTGATGGACAGAGCGTCATGCTTTTTAGTCCACAACGGGATTTCAGTCACAGAGTTTATATCAAGGGGACCAACATATCTCGACAAATATTTATCGAATCTGAACGATCTCTTAAGAAATTGAGCCTCAGATAGTCTCTTCCAAGGAACAACTTTGTCTTCTTTAGTGGCAGAAGTATAAACATAACCAATATTGGCCATTTGTTCTTGGACCACTAGACCGTTGAACTTATCCTTAAACTCATCAATAACTGCCATTAACACATCATCACCTGTAAAATATATGGTGACAACCTTGTGAAAGGTTACTGTCGTTGGTATAACTGAATAAAATGCATATCTATGTATTAGTGCGTTGTTCATACAATTAAAGATAAGAGTAAAAGGATTTCCCGAAGGAATAGCTCCAAACCACTCATAAACAACATTGTTAAATAAGTGGCGGGAGTTAACTATTTCAAGCCAAAGAACTCTACGAATCTGTTCATTCTCATCATCATACCACTCGTTAATAATATCGAGTATATGCCATGCGAATACTGTTAAAGTACTAGCGTCGTAATGAGAGAAATCTCCGTCACAAACCCATGGATCACGAGCTGTGCTAGTTCTCTTCAAATTGTAGGCAATATTGTCCCACTGAGTCGAGAATGGATTAATGGCTGTAACCATACTATTTACAATTGAATTTTGATGTATCCATTGCATGAATGCACCGAAATATTGTCTAAATACAGTTAAATAAACAAACATAGCTCCAGAAAACAATCTGGATGAGCCCTCAATAACCTTAGCTCTTTTACGACGCTCTACCTTGAGATTGTCTGTATAAATTAACAATTGTCTAACATTGTTAGAACAGTCTTCAACAAGCTTACCACAAAGAGCTTCCATCGCTGAATAACTCTCATTAGACTCGTCTCTTGGAGCATCTAAAGCAAACAAGTTTTTCTTTATGTTGTTCTTATCAAACTTCATAGGATAACCTGCACTAGTGGAGGATTTGATAGCATCACTAAATAGCTTATCACTATCACCCCAAAGGGCTTCCTTCAAACTCAGAATAAACTTCGGACCAGGAGGGCAAGAGAATAAAAAGCTCTTAAATTCCTCCTTACAAAATCTAGCTAAACCTGGGTCTAAAATGGCACTATTGGAACAATAGTTCTTAAGTGCTCTCTCATATGGATCTATACCATTGTTTGGGCGCAACATAGCCACATCCATCTTGGATAGGAATGGGCCTTTAGGATGTTGCAACCTACTCTTCCGAATATCAGAAATTCCATAAGGTGAATGAACTTCTTTAACTGTTCCCAACACAGTAAATCTGTCGGAAATATAAATAGGAAGAGATTGTAGTTCAACCTCTTTGAGTTCGGAAATACCCAATTCTATAGGCTCACTCTTGATACTCTTTAAAGTTTGAAGAATCATCTCTTGAGTGACTAAAGACGAATAAGCTTTCTCCTCATCAGTGCGCGTGGATCCCGCTATGTGAGTTCCTATAATTCTATGTGCCTGCATTCTTGCATTACGGACAAATATAGGGACTCCACAATCACCAACCATGGTATCAGCATGATACTGGACACCTTGAGTGACGTTATATCTAATATTTCCATCTTTCATAGGAACTTCGGCCTTATAGGCTACGGAATTCACAAACATATTTCTGTGAGGTACTTTCATTGATATATTAAATTGCCGAGATAAATTGGCAGCTACTGCTTCAGTAACAAAGAAATTTTTAACGATATCGCGAACATCTCTAGTTTCAATAGCAGCAATCACCATGTGTGAATTCTCAAGTCCGTCATCATAACAGTTGTCGATTAATTGAGCTACCGTACAAAAACCATCAAGAGAAAGTTCAGCATCATCTTTACCAATAGGTACAAGTTTAACCAAATGATTTAATCTGCTTGGGTCAGAACTAGCTCCTCTCGAAATTTTCTCGAGGAAATGCAAAGGGAATAACACCCTATTCTTTCTTAGTAATATGGCATATCCCATAGGGTAAGGAGTTTCATCATCATCATCTTCGAAGATATAAACCCTACTCATGTTTTTGTTAGAAACGGATTGCATGATATCAAATCCGCTAACATCTGCACTTTGGGGTTGTATTCCATTTTGAGCTCCTATACTCAATTGTTTGAGTTGCTTGAGAGTGAGATTCTTAGATCTCTGTCCTCCTTTTTGGGATTCGTAGAATTGGGCTTCAGGTTGATAAGTCTTCTCTTTTCCAAAGACGAAGGAAGACATCAGCAGTGTAGCTATTCCAGAAACCATAGTCACAACTAACATATTTCTCTTGTAGTTCTCTGCATTAAAGTAAGTTGATTCAATATAATTTATAAACTGCACACAACTCTTCTTCCAACACACGAAAATATCCTTCATCCTAGTGAAAGTGGTGGTTATAACACTATCACACCTCTTATAAATTTCTTCACCAAGTGGTTCAAATTCATTAACTGGTCGTCCAAGAGCAAGTGACATCAAGAATTGCTTCTTTCTGAAATTATACAGGATGAACCCAATATCATAAAACGGAAGGTGAGAAACACACACGTTTTCTGCGAAAAATGGTTTATACCATTGCAGAATCTTTGGAAATAGTATTCCATTATCATAATAGAAGTCTAAATATTCCTGCCTAAGTTCCTCATCTAGGTTATAATTATCCGTGAGATTGGTTATAGGTCCATGGCTATTAGCATCAATGATTTCCATATTATCTAATCCGTGCTTGGAAACTAAACTCTTCCTCTGTCGCAACAGTTCTCTGATGTGTTTTTCCTCAACATCAAAGACAGCTCCGAAATTATTGTTAACTTCTCTTAAGTTAGATACACTAATAACATCAGATTCGTTCGACGATTCTGGATAAGGAGTATAGTATGGAAAACCCGATTGTGGTTCAACACTGTCCTCTACAGGATGATATTTTTCGTGAAATTCTTGAGTAACTCTCTTAAAATTCGTAGTGTGTTGCTTATGCCACGCGTTTCTATCATAATGTCTATCTAGAATGTTTTTAACTAGAGTGTGGAAATCATAAGAATCACCAATAACAGTTCCATTATTATCACAATTGTAGAATAGGAAAGAATCATAAGTGATATCAGATATCATTCTACCATCAACCTCTTTCTGTGGCAACTTAGTATAATCGAAACTTTGGTCATATATCCCAGTAGAACCTTCCTTTTTATATTCAGGCTTAGGAACAACTACAATACTGATTGGGAATCTTCTAATCACAGCCTCCATGCTAATAATGCTATTACATTGTAATTTCATTAAATTGGTGGTGGCCATAACGAATAGTGGACGAATTCTCATCACACCTTTCTGCTCCATTGCAGCAGCGTGACCTATAGCTTCGAATGAATTGACGAATCTAATAACATTCATCCACTCAGTGTCGGGATTACCGGCAACATCCCTCATTTGACCTAAGTCATCAAAGGTAACCGAAATAGTTTCTGGGGAATACCCGTCCATATAAACAGTTTCTTGCTGCCTGTTATACTCAAAATTCTGAGGACATTCATAGTAGCGCTTTAGGGTCTCATTGTCTAAAATAGCCCCAGCCAAAGCACTCTTAAGACACTCCAACAAGTTGGATTTGTGCGTACCTGGGGAACCTCGGATGAGAATACCTACTGGTTCTACTCTGTAACCATTCAAATGAATATTGGCATTTTCAAAACTGACCCTAATTTTTGCCAGATGATTCTCATTTTTAATGAAAATACGCCTAACAGAATCGTGATCACGACCAGGAGGTATAGACTTATAGAGAGTTTTGGACTGCTCATGAAGCGCTTTAATCTCTGCGAAATTCACTTCTGATTTAGCATACTTACCATGGGCAATATCCTCAGTAATTTGGAGAACTCTATCTTCAAAAGCTTGTAAATAGGGATCATCAAATGATTTATATGGTAATTTATTAAGGCCAAAGAAGTCAGCCACTAAATTATTATAAATCCAGATAAGATTATCCTTAATGCTATCTAAAAACTCAGGTAGAGAACTTCTCAACCGCAGAGCTTCAGAAAACTGCGACAAACGTTTTTTATCAAGATCGGCACCGTTATATCCTAGGTAGGACATCCAGCCAACTATCATAGTGTCGTAGATTGCAGTAGTAGCAGCGGATTGTGGCACAATTCCTTCATCTCCTTTAGGGGCTTTAGAAGTTAATGCTGCACACAAATCAAGCACAACTTGCACAAATGAACTTTGTAGAATAGCCTGATATAATTTCAAAGGATTTAAAGGAGTGTCACTTGTGCACAGCAGCACAGTCACACAAACTAAAATAATTGCACTCTTCTTAGATGGTTTTTCGAGAAATTCCACCAAAAAGAAAACAATTAATCCAGCTCCTAATCCGGATAACACATCAGACGCTTTCTCAATAGCATTTTCAGCTCTCTTATTAAGATCAGAAAAAGCTTTTAAAGCCTCTGCTATGCCATTTTTAATATCATCAGTTATTCGATTAGTTGCAGTAAATTCTTTGACACTTTTTAAGACATTAGAAATCTCCTCTGAAGGAGGCATCTTATCTTTCATAACATCAATGAAATCC